CATCAAAGCTTGATGATTACCTCATCATTGCAACGAGCTCCGAAGGAACTGTTCGAAACGGATCTGGCGACACGATTAAGATGGAGCTAGCCAGCATCCTTAAAGGCGAGTTCAAAGCGCCTCATATTTCGATTTGGCACTACAAGCTAGACGCCATCGAAGAGGTTGCTAACCCAGAAATGTGGATCAAAGCACAACCAAACCTTGGTAAAACCGTAACGTACGAGACGTATCAACTGGACGTTGAACGTGCTGAAAAAGCACCTGCTTCTCGTAACGATATTTTGGCATAAAGGTTTGGAATCCCGATGGAGGGGTATACGTACTTTTTCACGTATGAAGAAACGCTTCCTCACCGACCTCGGGATTTCTGGGGCCTTCCTTGTGCCCTAGGCGCCGACCTTTCTCAAGGCGACGACTTCTGTGCATTTACTTTTCTATTTCCATTGTACAACGGATCGTTTGGCATTAAGACTCGTAGTTATATTACTACGCTGACTCTTGCTAAACTTCCTGCTGCAATGAGAATCAAATACGAGGAGTTCATCCACGAGGGGTCGCTCCAAGTTCTCGACGGAAACGTCCTTGACATGATGGAGGTCTATGACGATCTTGACAACTTCATTCAAGCGGCGTCTTACGATGTTCGTTGTTTTGGGTTTGACCCTTACAATGCTCGTGAGTTTGTCAATCGTTGGGAAACCGAGAACGGACCGTTTGGGATCGAAAAAGTTATTCAAGGGGCTAAGACCGAATCGGTCCCCCTTGGTGAACTAAAGATCCTAGCAGAAGAGCGAGCTCTAATCTTTGATCAGTCGTTGATGACTTTTGCCATGGGTAATGCCATCACACTCGAAGATACCAACGGAAACCGAAAGCTTCTCAAGAAGAGAGCCGAAGACAAGATCGACAACGTGTCTGCCTTGATGGATGCATACGTTGCGTATAAACTCAACAAGGAGGCTTTCTTGTGACAACATCGAAACAAAACGAAGGGGGTGAATAGTGGCTATTGTCGAACGTGTAAAGAATGCTTGGAACGCTTTTCGATTTGATGAGAAAGAAAAGCTGGCCTACGATTACAACGCTTCGCTCGGCCCGAGCACTAGCATCCGCCTAGATAGGACACCCTCTCGTTTCTACAATGAACGGTCAATCGTTGGGACAGTTCTAACTCGAATGAGTATGGATGTTGCTGGGGCTCCAATTCGACACATCAAAGTTGACGATCTGGACCGGTATCAGGCGGATCTCGATACAGCATTCAACACCTGTCTGACGTTGCAGCCAAACCTGGACCAAGGCCCTCGAGCTTTTAGGCAAGACATTGCTATGACGATGTTTACCAAAGGTGTCGCGGCCATCGTTCCGGTCGATACTCAACAAGATCCAACAAGAACTGAAAGGTTTGACATTCATACCTTGCGTGTTGGTGAGATTGTTGGCTGGTATCCACGGCATGTAAAAGTGGATCTTTACAACATTGCAACTGGACTTCGAGAGCACATTACTCTTGAGAAGAAGTTTGTTGCTATTGTAGAGAATCCTCTGTTTGCCATCATGAATGAGCCTAACTCGACTCTTCAGCGACTGATGGCTAAATTGGCGATGCTGGATAACGCTGATGAATTGGCGTCTTCTGGTAAGCTTGACCTGATCATTCAGCTCCCTTACGTTGTTAAGTCTGAAGCCCGTAGGCAACAGGCTGAGCAGCGTCGAGCCGACATCGAGCTTCAGCTAAAGGGCAGCCAATACGGCATTGCCTACACAGATGGAACCGAGAAAATTACTCAGCTGAACCGCCCAGCGGAGAACAATCTCTTGAAGCAGGTCGAGTACCTTACCAAGATGTTCTTCTCTCAGCTTGGCATCACAGAAGAGATCTTGAACGGCTCTGCCGATGAAAAGACCATGACTAACTACTACAACCGTACTGTTGAGCCTGTGCTTGACGCTATTGTTGAAGCAATGCAGCGGTCTTTTCTTGGGTTTAGCGGGACAGAAGAGAACGAGCGAGTTCGTTACTTCCGTTCGCCGTTCAAGTTGGTTCCGGTCAACGACATGGCTGAGATCGCGGACAAGTTTACTCGAAACGAAATTCTCACATCAAATGAGATTAGAGGTGCGATTGGTATTGCGCCGTCTAATGACCCCAAAGCAGACCAGCTTGTGAATAGCAACATGCCGGCAGCAACACCAACAACTCAGGAGGCCATTGCCTTGAAAGGAAACGGTCAAAATGGAAGCTGATTTCAGCGGTTACGCAACAAAAGCGGGGCTGCGTTGTTCCGACGGTAAGACCATCATGCCTGGTGCGTTTAAGCATCAGGACAAACAGAGGGTTCCTCTCGTCTGGCAGCACGGCCACAACGACCCAAGCAACGTCCTTGGACATGCTCTTCTGGAGCATCGAGAAGACGGCGTGTATGCCCACGGATTCTTCAATGGAACTCCAAAAGCACAGCACGCCAAAGAGCTTCTCATCCACGAAGACATCAACATGATGTCGATCTGGGCCAACGACCTTGTCATGAAAGCTGGGCGAGTCATGCACGGTGCTATCCGTGAAGTCAGCCTTGTCCTTTCTGGGGCAAACCCCGGCGCTCTCATCGAGCACGTTTCGATTCGTCACTCCGATGGCGACGAGGTTCTCGATGACGAGGCAATCATCTACACGGGCATCCCGCTCGAGCACGCCACGGCTGATGATGACCCCAAAGAAGATGAGGAAGAGGGGGACGAAGAAGAGGGCGAGACGGATGAGACCATCCGCGACGTCTACGATTCTATGACCCCCAAGCAGCAGCAAGTTCTTCATTACATGCTGGCTCAGGCCCTTTCGGACACCGAGCAAGACGAAGAAGTCACCCAAGACAACATGGATTCTGATAAGGAAGGAACCACAATGACCCACAACGTGTTCGAGAAAGACGGCAAGCCTGAGGGCCACACGCTTTCTCACGAGGCAACCAAGGGCATCTTTGCCGATGCTATGCGGACCGGTTCGCTGCGTGAAGCACTCAACCAGTACGCCATCTCGCACGGCATCGAGAACCTGGAACTCCTGTTCCCGGAGGCTCGGGCTCTCACGACGACCCCTGAGTGGGACAAGCGTCGGACTGAGTGGGTTGCTGGTGTCCTTGGTGGCGCCAACAAGACCCCGTTCAGCCGAGTGAAGTCTTGGACCGCCGACATCACCTACGATGAGGCTCGCGCCAAGGGTTACATCACCGGCAATGAGAAGAAAGAAGAGTTCTTCTCGATCTCTCGCCGGATCACCACCCCGCAGACCATCTATAAGAAGCAGAAGCTCGATCGCGATGACATCATTGACATCGCCGACTTCGACGTGGTCGCTTGGATGCGTGGCGAGATGCGGCTGATGCTCGACGAAGAACTGGCTCGCGCGGTTCTGGTTGGCGACGGTCGTGATATTGCCGACGAAGACAAGATCCAAGAGACCAACATCCGTCCGATCGCTGGCGACGCTCCTTACTACACCATCCAGGTTGGTGTGGATATCTCGGGCAGCGGCAAGTCGGTTGTGGATGCGATCGACGCAATCACTCTGGCTCGCCAGCACTACAAGGGCTCTGGTACCCCGAACTTCTACACGACGGAGTCGTTCATTGCTCGCGCCCTTACGGTGCGTGACGGCGACGGTCACCGTCTGTACCGCACTCTCGGCGATCTCGCCGCTGAAATGCGCGTTGGTTCGGTCATCCCGGTTGAGGTCCTCGAAGGCGAGAACATCGTGGGCATCTTGGTCAACATGAGCGACTACACCATTGGTGCAGATCGTGGCGGCCAGGTCACCATGTTCGATGACTTCGACATCGACTACAACCAGTACAAGTACCTGATCGAGACTCGGGTGTCTGGTGCTCTCACCAAGCCGAAGTCGGCTATTGTGGTGCGTTCGGTTGGCACGCTGGCGACTCAGGTTGAGCCGCAGGCCCCGACCCAGAACAAGACCACTGGCGCCGTTACCATCCCTGATGTCGAGGGCGTTGAGTACCGCGACCAGGACGGCCAGGTTCTGACCGCCGGTGAGAAGGCTCTGGCGAAGGGCGACACGCTCCGTGTCAACGCCGTTGCCGAGACCGGGAAGTACTTCCCCGCCGACGCAAAGACGCAGTGGTCGTTCATTCGGCCCGACGCCTGATCCGATAGAGAAGAGATGGCTAAGTTCTACGGACCCGTAGGCTATGGTGAGTCTGTTGAAGACCCCCCAGGTTCAGGGGTTTATGTAGACCAGATCACAGAAGTCTTTTACTATGGCGATATTCTTCGGGAGGCTCGTACTCTCGAACCAAAGAACCAGGTAAATGACGATATTTCTGTGGGCAACAGAATCAGTATTGTTGCTGACGAATGGGCCATCGAACACTTCTCTTCCATCAAGTACGTGAAGTGGGCGGGGACTCTTTGGACTGTTACGACAGTTGAAGTAAAGAGTCCTCGCCTACTTCTGAGTCTGGGGAGTGTCTATAATGGCCCGACGCCTTGAGCTACACGCTCTTCTGGTCAACATTCTCGGGACCAATCACGTGT